TCTCAGCAGCGTCAGCGTCGCGTTTGGCCTTGGCTTCCGCCTTCTGCGTTTCCTTCAGCGCCTTTGCAGCAGCAGCGGCTTCAGCCTTCTGCGCGGCAGCGACCGCCGGGTCCACCTGGACGGGCGGTGCAGGCGGAGCATCGGGAACAGCATCGGGCAGAACACCAGCGCCGGTTTCATTGGAGGGAGCAAAGCAAATGCCGGCCATCATCAGTCGTTTCATTTCCAGTTCCTTCTGTGTGGGGCCCCCATTATGGGTGGCGGTTCTGCACCGTAGCATTCCTCCCCACAGTTACGCAAGGGGGAATTTAAGAAAACTTAGGACAATCTGGCTTTCATCCATTGCCCTAAAGTGTTCGACGACGTGGTGCGTTTTACGTCGTGTTCTGTTTCTAGAACCTTCATCATCTCCATGCGAAGTGCAAGGACAACCTTCACATCCTTTGGGCTCCCGGCAGCTTTCCACATAGCGTCAGCGGTTTCCCATACCTGACCCGCAACGCCCCCGGTGGGCTCAGCACCAGTAGCACGGGGAACCCCTGTTTTTTGCCTTACAGTGCCAGCGGGGCGGGGTGTATAGGGTAACACCGCTGGCAACGGTTGCAGGCGCTGCGCGGCCGTTATAGTGGCATAGCGTTGTTTGTCATCCCGCACTACGGTCCGAATAAATTGGCTGTCCGCAACCTTTGGCACCCTGCCACCAAGGGCATATCGGAAGAAGGGTATTTCACCAGGCTTGCCTTCCAGTTGCTTCTCGACTGCTGCAATCTGCTTGTCAAGTTCCTGGTCGTCTACGAGCATCGGCTTCATCGTTTCAACCGCGACCAGCACCGCCGCTCGTGCTTCGTCAAACGTCAGGTTCTTGGTTTCACCTGTGATGTTGTTGAACAGGTGTTGCATCTGTAAGGGTTTCAACCCCGCCAGGAAGTAAGGGCTTTCCGTATCTGCAAACAGAACGTCCTTCACGTTACCACACTCAAGGTAGACAAGGCCGTGAAGTATGTCCTGGAACCAGTGCAGCCCGACGACCCTATAATGGGTCATGTCAAATGCGACGCGCATCTGCCCTCCGGGTGCAAGTGATTGTGACAAAACCCTTACGGGAAAAATCAATACTGTGTTTATATTCAAGGTAAGAATATTCCTTTGCAATGTCATTGATCGCACCAGTGAACAGAGCTGTGTTCTGTTCTGCCCAGCTAAGGTTAAACTCGATTTCAGTCTTAACGCTTATAACTCGCATGTCAGTTCCCCTTGTGACTGAACTAACCTAGCACAACCCCGCCAAGAGTGCAACAGCTAAATTCAGAACGGAATGTCATCGTCGTCAATAACTTGGTAGTCGTTCACAATCGGTAAGCTGGAGTCTGTTGGCCCCTTAAGGCTTGCGACATAACCTGCAATCGGGGAACGATCAATCTCTAGTTCAATGCTTGGACCTTCGTCATAGTCCGAGCGCTCAGTTGCGCCGAATGCGGTCCCGTCCAGGCATGTGGCCATAATCTCAGGATACTGCTTATTCGTCCAGACCCGCAAGTGTGTCGCAACTGGCAAGGTCTTAAGCAGTCCAAGTAGAACATCTGTCGATGTTGGGACGGGATCCCTGCTTCGTTCTTTCCACCATAGATGAGCACGCCGCAAGGCATATTTATCATGCTCGGGGCAGACGTATTCGCTAAAGATACGCCGACCGCAATAATAGGACAGCTTAACCATCGGGGGACTGCCTATCTTGATATGCTTCTTCGCAACCACATGGTCAACCGCAAAGATTTCCATCACAGGGAAATCACCCCGGATAAGCTGGTCGGAACCCGCTTGGTCTTTTAGCTTGTTCTCGAACTTAAACTCATGCCCGCAGGTGTCACCGCTGCTGAGCAACCCCTCGCAGATGCGGACGCTCGTGTGGCAGTAGCAGTGGCAGACCGGACACTCTTTGACAGGTGCTTCCCCGCCTTTCTCACCCTTACGCTTCGGAATTACAGGGTCGTTGACTGGCCCAAGACGCTTCGTGTTCTGAGCGTAGTCCAGCACTAGGCAGTTCTGCTTCGGGCTTGCTGCAATGCACGCCAGGCGGCCTTCTGTTGTGTTAAGGTCAAAGGTTGGCCCGCCGTTGTGCCCAATCATTGGATTGACATAGAACGGGCGTGTCCCTCTGCCAAGCATCTGCACCCATAGCACGGCGGAAGCAGTTGGGCGCAGCACCACAATCATGTCGATTCCCGGTTCGTCAAATCCGGTTGTCAGGACGTTATTGTTCACCAGTGCTCGCAGCTTGCCCGCCTTGAAGTCCGCAATGGCGCTGTCACGTCCTTCCCGTTTGCTATGGACGCAACCCGTTTCAATCCCGAGCATGTTCAGCATGTCAGCAATGTGGTCAGCATGGTCCGTCCCGGATGCAAAGATCAGCCACTTGCGACGGTCATGCCCAAGCTCCATCGCTTCTCGAAGCGCCGCCATGGTTGTTTCGTCTTTGTCGACCGCTTGCTGGAGTTCACTTTCTATGTATTCCCCGCCCCGCATATGAACATTATCGACATCTAATTTAACAACGGTCCGCCTAGGCACGAGCGGCAAAAGATAGCCTTCGCTGATCAGACGGTTGAATGGCAGCACACCGGTGATGTCGAAACATACGTCGGTGAAGATGCTTGGGGTTTCCGATCCGTTTGAGTTAACCACAGGTTCAGTGATGTGCCCATGCCCCAAGCGCCAAGGGGTTGCAGTCAACCCGATCACCTTTAGGAAGGGATTCATTGCACGCAAGGCGCCTATGAAGGCCTGATACATGGTTGCTTCGCTGGGGCTTACCAGATGCGCCTCGTCAATTAGGACAAGGTCTATGTGCCCGAACAGTGATGGTTTCTTTGCGACGGACGCAATGCCCGCGAAGGTGATCTGACGGTTGTGGACCTTCTGGTTCAAGCCCGCGCTATAGATACCAGCGGGCGCGAACTGCCAAACCATCATCAGCTTCTCATAGTTCTGCTGGATAAGCTCCTTGACATGGGTAAGGATCATCACCTTCTGGTTCGGATAGTATGCGTAGACCGATTGCAGGAACCGAGCAATCACAATGGACTTCCCCGTGCCCGTGGGCATAGCGACAACAGGGTTTCCCGATTTTATCCGGAAGTAGTCCCACAAGGACTTGACAGCCTCAACCTGATAATCTCTGTCAATAATCTGCATCAAATAACCCGCGAACGCTCATAGTGGCTGCAACCCTTGAGCTGAGTTGTTTTGTCAATCGGGCCTGGGCAGACATCGTTGCTGCATTGCCACACCCCTCCAGGCACGGGGTCTGCGAAGCGGCAAGTTCGGCAATTGATATCAGGTGCAGCTGACAGGTGGCAGACAGGTCTGTGGTCACAAAAGCGGCACTTCCAGAAACCTGGGCTCGGATTCATCTTTTCCGGGGGCGTTTGCATCCAGATAATCTTTTCACCCTTGTCCAGATACATCTGTGCCAAAAGCGGGTCAACCGTCAAAATCTCAGCATAGATGTCGTCGGTGTTCTTGTTGACCGCCATATAGAGTGCATGGGTTAGACCCATCTTATACATATAGAGGTTCATCTGAACAAAGTGTTCAAACTTTGCTTCCTTGACGCCCTTGCCCGTGAACTTTCCTGTTCCGGCAACGTATGCTCTCCAGTCCTTTAGGGGACCTGCCAGCTCGATAAAAGACTTCTCGCTGTGGGTCTTAAACTCGCTCAGCGCGGCCAACCCGGCGGGCAAGTCTGGAATTCCAACAGCGATGCCGTCACCGCTGCCTCCCCCATGCCCGTCCCCAAAGTGGATTCGAAACTGCTTCCCGTTCTCATCCTGTTGGTAGACCTGGCAACCAATCATCAGAAGCATAGCAAGGAAACGAGCTTCCTCCAGGTGCCCCCGGTTGAATAGGCGCAGCATCCGGCCTTCGAATGCGCCCTTTGTTATCCAGTGAAAGTTATACCAGATGGCACGGCTGCATTCCTGTCCAAGGATGGAAGCGCCTAAGTGCGAGCGGTGTTCTTCCTCGTCGGTGCGGTATGCGTCAGCCATATGGGGGATGACTTTACCAAGCCACCCGCGAAAGGATGCGCCACCGTCTGCTGCCACTTGGGCGTCAATTGCTCTGATTGTCGCAAGTGCAACAGTGATAGTTTCCATCATAATCCCCGCTTGTTGAGTGGGCCCACTGCGAGGGAGGAGTGGGGCTAGCATTCCCGGGAGGGGAGAGTGCTAGTTCAGTGGACCCGCTGAACAAGCGGCCCCTTTCGGGACCGCTTGGATGGTGTCAGCTCTGGGGCTGCGCCCACGGGGGAGCGAACCCTTGGGC